TACATACTATACGTATATATGTATAACATAAATATTAACCATACATTTATTATATATTTTATTCTATATATGAGCTTACGTTACCGTAAGGTTTAAAAACTATAAACAATAACTTCTTAATAACTCTTTCATACCACCTCCAACCCCAAAAGAATTATATCTTCTTTTAGACCATTTAGCTTCATTATTTAACTTCCTTTTAATGAACTTATCTTTATTTAGGAGATTACTCATTATTACTATCTTTTCAGCCATACTTAAAGAGAAATCTTTTCTATTTTCATTAAGTTTATTATTATATAAGTTTTGCTTATTAAATATCTTTTTCTCCCAATGAAAAGTTAAATCATTCTTCTTAAAAATACAATCTACAAAAATATAATTAGCTCTCGCTTTATTAACAATATCTTTCTTGAAAAAAGTTTCATTTGAGTAATCTACAAGTTGGGTATTCATTCCTATCTTTGAAAAATTAACCTTTCTAATTTCATTTATGAATTTCCTTAACATATCTGAACTTTTATAATTAAAAGGTGCATTATAAAAAGATCCTTCAAGTCTACCTTCAAGAGAATTAATTTCCCATTTTTCTTCAGGATATAATGCTCTTTCCATCGTTTCTGCTGTAGTTCTACCAGCGAAACCATAATAATCTTGAGTTTTAAGAAATGAATACCCTATTTCAAGTTGTGGGACATCCTTAACTCTCTTAATACATATTGGATCAGCTATTTGACCATTTAAGTCCTTACAAACTTCTAAGAAATCTAGACTACTGTAATTTGTGAAATTTTTAAAAAAAATAAGTGTATCATCACCATAAGTTCTAATCAAACTATCATAAGTATTTTTATTTAGTTTCATTTTATTTAACATTAAAGTTAAATTGATCCAATTACATAAAGTACCTATAATACTAGTAAATGGCGAACCTGTAGCAATGCTTTTACTAATTCTATATATAAAACCACCCGGTATTACAATATTCTTATATAAAAAAGAACCAAGTAAATAAAAAAAAATTTTATCATAAACATGACCTACTGGATAGCATGAACGTAATATTGAAAACGCTGTTTCTATTACTTCTTTACTAATCGATTGATCAAATCTTTTAAAATCTAATTCTAAAACATCTTCATATTCTTTATTTACATTAATAAATTTCTTAAAACCATCACCACGGAAATTTATACCTAGTGATATTTCATTATCTAACTCAAATTTTTGTAAGGATACCAGATCATTATAAAATTCCTGTATTATTAATAATCCCATTATTTTATGTGCACCATCAGGCATTATCAATAATCGTGAACGTAAATCTTCACCAACTTTCCCCTGTTTCATCATACGGGTTCTACCACCTATACACCATAGACTACTATCAGAATATATTGTATCTTGTATACGATCAAAAATTTTCTTTGATACTGGTCTCAAATAATCATCAACATCATTATGTTTATATTTCTTTAAAAGTACCTGGTAAATTAATCCAGCATGTGCATCTAAGTTGGTTTGTACTAAATCAATCATTTCCCTATTCGTTTCTTTACCAATAGGTAATTTAATCTTATGTAGTCTTTTCTTAATAATTTTTAAAATATCAAGATTAGTCTTAGTATTTTTATTATCCATAATTGGATCACAAAAATGTTGAAATTCTTTAACTTGAGATATCCACGATCCTTGGATTGCAAACTTATGTTCAAGTTTATTATCAATTTGATCACGGTTCTTTTCAGCAAAATCTACTGCAATTCTTTTTGGTGGTATAACTTCTTGTGGTTTATTAGGTACTTTAAAAGGTGCCATACCCATAAAAAGACAACTTCTACTAGTTTTAATTGGTAATATTCTTTTAAAATCATCTGTTAAGAAACGTTTCTTAATGACAATACTTTTTTTGAAATTACAATTATAACTAACCTTAAAAGCTTCTTTTATCTTACTAACCATCTTATACTTATTACCACTTCTAACTATTGTTAAAGTTTCAATAAAACTATTACCTTCTTTAGATCCATGTAGGGTTTTAATTATAAATTTTTCAATTTTTCTTTTAGGTTTTCTACCTTTAATATCAGAGCTAATCCAATCAAACTTTGTTTTGAATTCAAGAAAGAAAGGTTCAATATCAATAAATTTACTATTAAAATGAGTAACTTTCTTCTTCCCAAAAATAGAACAATATGTCGAATGTAATTCTTTTCTTGTAAGTTCACCAAGAAGGTATCTATCCATACCAGTAGCCACTAATTTATTAATAGTTTTAAGACGCTGATTATCCCTATATTCTTTTTTAAAACTTTTAGGAAAACCAGGTCTACCTAATTCAAAATAAAAATCTTTAATTTGATTCCATTTACTTAAAAAAGAAAAACTTTCCTTCTCCAATATTTCAGTTCTAACAACGTTAATTTTGTCCCTACTTAAAAAGGTTTGGTACCTTCAGGCCATTTACCATTATTAGATCGTATTTTATCAATACATTCCATCTGGAAGTTTTTAACCAATTCTTTATAATGTTGTCTACGTTCATTAACATTTTTAATATTAAGTAATCCAATCTTCCTATTATAAGGAACATTTTCAATTGTAATGAAGGCAACACTAGCTAAGTCACTAACAAGAGACAACCTTTTATCTCTCTCGTCAAGTGCAGTTTTAAACTTCTTATCAGCTTCCTGTGAAATTTGAAATAGTTTATCACCATAACTTTTTAAAATCTCTTTAATATTTTTTAATTCAAGATCAACTTTAATTTGTTCATCAGGAGTAAGTTCAGCTAATATATAGTAAGAGGGAACTTCTGTTGCATTAAAGAAAGCTTTATTAATGTTTTGATACCAAGTTTTAATACTTTTATCTACAGATAACAAAGTTAACATATCTTCCCTCGAACAATTACTAGCTTCAGGAAACGTATTTTTAAAAGAGTCAAGGATGAAATCGTTACGTAAATTCGTTCTATCAATATCTGATGTCGTTGCATTAAAGTATAAATCAAAGTCAAACCCAGCTAATAAATTTATAATTTTCGTATCCTTCATAGAATAATATATTATTTAAATGTCGTTTACTTCAATAAAAAGAATAAACAACCTTTCTATACAACAACATCTGTGATTTTAAATGTATAATTTAAGTATTAGAGCGACACCTCATATTAACTTTAAAAAGAGAAAAGTTAAAACTTCAATATTACACTTAAAATAATGTTTTAAATAATTAACTACGAATAGCTCATTATTATTGTGATAAGGATGTTTAAGTGACCATTATATCTAAATACGTATCATAGATAGGTATATTTTTAGTATATAAATCGTAGTGGAATATCGTTGATATCCCAGAGTATTACTAGCATACTAACTTTTCACATAATCTACATTATATCCTAGTCG